TGATCAAAAGTCCATGGAAAAAATTCAATTTGTTCGCAATCTTTATGCTGGTGATCTTTCCTACCTGGATTAGATCTCCAGTATATTCTTGCTTCTGGTTTTAGTAGGTTTACGACACAACTTATTTCTGATATAATCTTATCATAAGATCCAAAGTTTAAACTTCCAAGACAAAAAGCAACATCAAATTTCTGTTCGGTTTTAAATTCTTCTATTGTTACTTTATAGTCAGCTTCATCATATGCAGGATCTATACCAATCAAGTTCTTTATTTTTCCTTTAAATGGATTTGGTCCACAACCTACATCCAAAACCCATTCATCATCACAAATATTATCAATTAAGTTCCAACCACAATAAAAATATTGTGATAGGTTACTCTTCCATTTGTGTGCAAAGTACTCATTCAATTGTTCTTGATTCATGAAATTGCCTAATAGGATATTTTTTACTGGAGTTCCTGGATCCCGTTGGAGTGGTATCGCCCAGACATTAGAAAAGATGTATGGTATGAATACCTCTGACCGCACACCTGAGCGTGAATACGATCATCATAGTTATACTGGACACAAAGGTGCATACTTTGGACCGCAAATGGAGTTTGATACGATTCTAGATGCAGATTATATTGATCAAGCATGGACTAAACCAGATGGATGCAAACTCGTGAAGAGTCATGAGTGGTCATATTATCTAGGTAACATACGCAAGTGGTTTCCTGATGATTGGATTATGATGGTTTATCGTCCCGACATGTCCAGTTACGCATGGTGGCACGAGGTTGGTGGATTCCAAATTAAGTATCCAAATTACTCTGCCTATAAAGATAGTAATATGATGTTGTGTGAGATCATGAAACAAAATTCTTCTATCTTGGAATTTGGTAGGTTGAATAAATGCAAGTGGGAATACTTTACTTCAGAATGGATTGAAGAAAAATTTCACCAAAAAGTTGAAGTAACTAATACATTTTCGGATATTCTTGTAACTTTGTTTAGGTGAAATATGACTAACTATGGAATAATAGATTATAATCCAGACATTTTTAATGATGAAAAAACATGGTCAGTTGGTTGGCGTATGCCAAAAAATAATAAAATATATCAAACAAAAATAAATTCAAAAATATTGGAATCTATTCATAAGTATGGTTTCGAGACAGTACGTAAGTATCTCAGTGAAAACAGCTCAAAACAACTCGTAGATAGAGAGAAAGAAGATATTACTTTAATATCTTTTCCTTATAAATCTGGAGGACATTTTTTTGGAAATTGTTTGTCATTAAGTGATAAAGTTTTTATTCCTTCTTATCCTACAATAGAAGATAAATGTAATTTCTTATGTTCATCCTATGATTCTGAGAAAAAATATTGGAATGATGTTAATATTTCTCATGAGTCTTTATCAAAGTCTTTTATTTTGTCTCATATTGAAGAAGATCGTAATGTAAAAACATTGTGGAATTTTTGGAGTAATTCAAATAGTGTTATATTATTCAAAAATATTTCTCTATTTGTTGGACTTCGAAAATGTGTTGCTTCTTGGAAATCTTCCAATGGATATTACGATGTTGATGAAAATGGAAACCAGATATTATTACATAAAGTTTTAAAATTAAGTGAAAGTGATGTAGTAAATTTGCAATGGAAAGGATCAGCGAGAAATACCAGAGAAACTAATTTACATAATATCTTAAATGAAAGTAAAATTAATATAGTTAATTATCATAAGTTGTCTTCAAAAGTTAGGAATAATTTGAAGACTATATTTAATGATAAGAACTCCAATTCGCCTCAAGTTTATTCTTATTGTAAATTGAGTACTAAGAAACAAGTATACTTTTGGGATGTTAATTGGTATCTAGATGAACAAGAATTTCTTTCTAATATGAAAAGTTTTTATGTTGCTCTAGACCTAGGTGACTTTGATGAAGAGTCCACTAAAAAATGTTATAGGTCCTGGATGAAAGCTTTATATCGATGTGCTTACAATATTTTAAAAGAACATAAATAACTAAACCATTATACAAATAGGTGATGAGTAACATGTTAACTGGAAAAGAATTCGTATCTAAAATTAGAGAGGGCAACACAGAACTCTTTGCCCAGTCCCGTGAAAATGTTCGTCGTTTCTTCGCTTCTAACCCAAGCAAGGAGCATATGGTAGAACACTTTCGTGGACGTATGGTTAATGAAGCAGCGAACATGAAAGCAATCTCTGCAGAGATCGCTGCTGCTCCTGCATCCATGGATGTAACTGAGTTGGAACTTCTTACCAAGCAAGCACAAGACGAAGCAAAACACTTCCGTATGGTTAAGGAAGTTATTGAGCACATCTCTGGTGAAGAACTAGATGTTGCTGCTGCATTTGCTGCAGAAGAGGCTGCGCCACAGGCGAAGGGTGCATCACTCCTAGACAAGTATGAGGCATCTTCTGACCCTGCTGCCCTTGCTGCGTACCAACTCGTCGCCGAGGGTCGTGCAGAGGCGGTATGGCATGAAATGGCTGAGTGTGTTGAAGATGAATTCATTTCTTCACGTTACGCCGCAATCGCTAAGGATGAAGGTTTCCACTCTAACATCGGTGCTTGGAAACTAGAGAAACTAGTGGAGGGTGCTGCAGACGTTCAGGAACGTATCCTTGCAATGGTAGAACAAATGCGTGTGGATCTTCTTGAGATCAGCAACAAGAACACTGCTATTGCTGTCTGATTTAAATCTCTTTTTATATAATGAATTTTGATACAGATAAATTGATCATAGGATTATATCCTATGGGATCTGGTGGAAAGTTTCTTACCAACTGTTTGTCCCTGAGTAGTGACGTGCTTTTATTGGATAAGAAACTTTCTTTAAAACAGTTATCTTGTGATCATAAATTTAATTTGATTAACAATATGATATTAAGAACCCCTGATACTCAGTGGGAAGATTTTTATCTTGATGAGATTTCTTTTTGGCAGACTTACCCAGAAGACTTGGATTATAAAAGTAAGGATCAGTATATATTAGAACTGAATCGGAATAATTTTTTAAAAAAAATTTCTGGAGGAAGAAAATATTTCTTTATTCTTCCCCATTACTACTCTACGTATTCAAAATTAAAAGATCTCTGGAAAAATTCAAAGACGATAGTATTTAAAAATTCTGCACTTTTTGTATTAATTAGAAATTGTCATAGAGAATTCTCAATGTATCTTTGGGTAAAGATACGAGAAAAATACCCAGAACATATGGATCTTACTTCGCCATATTGGAGGTCTTTGCCTAAACATATCTTAGAGGAATTGAGAACCATTGATATTAATGGTATGAAACTTTACCATAAGAATAGATTTTCTTTTGAGTCAGTTTGGAATAGTCTTAGGGAAGATCATTGGCCTGAAATTCCTCCACTATCAATAAAACAGTTTATATGTTATAATAATAATTTAAGAGAAGATATAATATCCACTTTCAATAACCACCAAGACATTTACTTTAGTGAACTGGAAAATTATTCAAATGAATTGATAACTGATTCTGATTTTATCTGGGATACAAACTGGTTCTTTGATAAAGAAATAACCATAGATAATATAGAAAAACTTTATGCACAACTTAATCTTTCCAATTATAATGAAGAATATATTTCAACTTTATATGATAATTGGATGCTAAAAAATGATTCTATAACTTTGAACTCACGATGAAAAAACTGGTAATCCTTACAGGACCACAAGGATCTGGTAATCATCTCTGGTCTAAGATATTTTCTTTACATCCAGAAGTATTTGGGTGGAAGACTCTTCTGGATAACTATTGGGAAGCCCATAGATTCGCAGAACCATTTTGTGAACACTGGAAGGATCCGTCAAAGTTGAAAGACTTTGATTGGTCTACTCATGAGTATTTCTTTACCAGTATTAGTGTTCCTCTTGGCATTCAAGAGAAGAAATGGGAACCAAATATCATGTTATTCGCCAACGAAGTAGAGAAACTTGGCATTAAAACGCAAATATTGGTAATTGGTAGAGATCAAAATATTCTTAGACATCAACAGACTCGTTTAAGGAAAGAGAGTACTTTGCCTTTGTTCATGAAACAACTTCCAGAGTTTCCCAATCCAATCTTCTTAAGTTATGAGTTATTGTATCTTTATAAACAAGACTATCTAAAGAGTTTGGATGTTGGTATTCCAATCGCTTGGGATGATCCTAGAGTGGATGAAATCCTATCTAATGATCCAAACGATAAGTATGTGCATCATGTAGAAGAATATTTTTTAGATAACTGTAACAAAACTGGAGTACCTCTTAAGTCATTATGAAAAAACTTGTAATCATTACTGGCCCACAAGGATCTGGAAATCATTTCTTCAGTAGAGTATTCAGCACTCACCCTAAAGTTGGTGGGTGGAAGAGTCTTTTAGATAAGTATTGGGTTCCTAGTGATGAAGAATACTTTGCTAAGTATTGGGTAAATCCTGAAGAATTATCCGAGAAAGACTTTGAAGGTTATGATTACTGGTTGGCAAATGTAAGTTGCCCATTCTTTTATGACGGAGTAAGATATATTCCAAAGATCAGAGAGTTTGCAGAGAAGGCTCAATCTTTGGGGATTGAAGTTCAGATCTGTATTATTGTACGGGATCAAAACATTAACTCGGAACAACAAAAGCGAGTTCGTGGTGAAGTAACTCTACCAGTTGCAATGCACTACTATCAGAATGAGATCATTGGGAATGGATTCAAAGTCCACTTCTTAGACAACGAAGCTTTCTTTTTACACAAAAACTATTACTTGAAGTGGGTCAGTCAACTTTTGGATTTCCCTATTGATTATGATAATCCTGATGTCTTTAAGTTTATCACTGAAGATCCCAATAAGAAGTACGTTAAATACGTAGATAAGTATTGGTTAGATGATGAGGTTTGGTATGGAATTCAATCAAAAGACCAACGAAACGTATGAAGTTACTGATATTTTTCCTTTAGCTTTTTATAAGGGGAAAGTCAGTTGTCATGATAAATTTAAAGAGTTATATTTTGATGATGTCAAACATTATAATACAAATTGTATTAAGAAAAAAAATCCATTAATTTCTCTTCACACCGAAGAAAAATACACAATGTTGTTTGATTCATTGAAAGAGAATTTGAATCAATACATGTCAGTTTTAGGAGTTGATTTTACAAAGTTATCATACCATGTTGTTAAATGCTGGGCAGATTATAAAGGACCAGATTCTGAAGAAGTTTTTGATGTAAATGAAAACAGATATGATCTTCACGTTCCAGATGCGGTTCATCCGCATTGGCACAATCACTCCGAATTAGTATTTGTATATTATGTTAGCGCAAATGAAACTTCAGATAAATTTGGTTTAGAAAATTGTGTCGGGAATCAAAATGACCCTGACGCTGTATTGGAACTTGCTAGAGCTAACAATATTATGACAGAGTGGAACAAATACAATACTAAGTACCATTTCCATCAACCTGAAGAGGGTGAAGTCATTATAGTCCCCAGTAAATTTTATCATTTTACTAGGAGAACTGTTAGGAGAGTGGGTGAAAGACTTGCAATTGGTGGGGATGTCCGATTAACTTCTAATCGTAATGGAGCAATGCAATTGCAATTAGCTCCACATCCATCTGAGTGGAGAGAATTATGAAATTTTTGTATATAATTGATTATTGGGTTCCAGAATACACTGGCGTCATAAATCTCATAGCATCATCAGACAAAGAAGCGTTTCAAATAATTTCTACCAAAAAGATTATAGATCATGTAGGTGAATACTATACAGAAATTAAAAGTGATTATGAATATAATGACACGTATAAAATACCTGTATGTAGAAATATTCTAAAAGCCCAAAGATTTCCACTTATACCAAGTAGTCCAGGGTTTAAAGACTTTTATTCTGGTATTGTGTATTTTGTTTCAGTTAAAAACTGTTGACAAAATGTATGATATATACTAAAATTCAACAGTAAAATATAAAATCATGTCAGAAAAATTACCACTGGATAAACTTTATATCTCAGATGATAAACTGAGAAGTTTGTGGAAGTATGCGGTAAATCTATCCCTTGGACCAGATAATGAGTTTCCCGCATATAAACTCTATTACATTCTTTTAAAAAAAGAAATTGCTGAAAAACATTTAAGATCAAAAATTACAAAGGAGGAATCTTCAAATGGCAAAGAGAACTTACACGATAGAGAAGAAGGATCCGACACATAATCAGGTATGGGAATGGGATGAAACTCCAGAACTTATTCGACTCATTGAAAAACTACACACAACAGACTACACATCCAGCACTGGATCCGACGACTCCGTGGCATGATTGGATATGTTACTGTGAAATCTGTGAGAGTCTAGGTCCTATTCCAGGACAACCTTCTCTCCGCAGATTTATGGCTTATAGAAATTATTTGAAGTCAGTGAATGTACTATGAAACAAGATCCTTATTGGTTTTTTAGAAAGTGGGGGATTCAGGAACAATCTCCCATTGAAATCTTAGAGAAAAAAATTCAAGAACTAGAAGATCGTGTAAGTGTTCTTGAGGAAGAAAATGTGGGTCAATCTAATGCACTATATGAGTGTTGGAATTCTCTTGATGCTCGTATAGATATTCTAGCGGAGAATAAGACCGATGTATGAAGATTTGGATTGTTTCGAAACTGCTCTAAAACACTTTGGTACAAGAGTTGATGTAATCATTGCTATGGAAATGGCAGATAAGATTGATAGTGAAACAGCATACCAGAATATCAAAATGGAACTCAAAGAGTTGAAGAGAGTTCGTAAGACTTGGAAACAGAATAGAGAATGTGGTGATGAGTGTTAAAAAATAATGAATAAGTTTATATGGGAAAAACAGAATGCACTTGATAGTGAATTTTGTAGAAATACCATTTATAGATTTGAAAGAGATATTAGAAAGGCTAAAGGAAGAACTATCGGTGGACATGATGACAATGTAAAAAAGTCACATGATATTGCAATAAGTAGACTTCCTGGATGGGAAAAAGAAGATAGAGTTTTTTACGAATCTCTTAACAAGGGATTATCCGAATACAAACAATATCTGTTAGAAAATGTATATCTAGATATTGAATGGGACATGCATGATACCGGATATCAAATTCAAAGAACTATTGGTGGAGATGGATTCTATTCTTGGCATCATGACTATACAGAAGATGAAAATGGGAAAAGAAAAATAACTTTCATTTGGTATCTTAATACTGTAAACGGACCTGGAGGAGAAACTGAATTTATAGATGGAACTAAAATAAAACCAGAAGAAGGTAAACTAATATTTTTTCCTTCTACTTGGGACTTTATGCATCAAGGAATAATGCCTCCAAAAGGAGTAGTTAAATACCTCTGTACTGGTTGGTTGTATTCTGCATAAATAAAAAAAAGAATCTAAGTTATAATGGCGGTATTAACGGCTTCTGGTATTAATTTTAGTGATGGAACTTCTGCTTCTGGTAGAGCAAGTTTCAGTTTTCCATCAGGAACTGTTTCTGTTTTTTATAAATCTACAGCTCCAACTGGATGGACCGCAGTGTCGGGACAAAACAATAAAATGTTAAGGATTGTCAGTCAATCCAGTGGTTCTGGTGGTTCAGCAGGCGGCAGTAATGCATTTACAACAGCACTTGCGAGTAGACCTGTAAGTGTCAATGTTCCTGTGAGCATTACTTGGTCTGTAGGTAATGTAACTCTTTCCACAAATACAATTCCTCCACATAGTCACCCTGGAAATAATGGAGGAAATAGTTCTGCTAGTCCTGGTAGTAACGTTGCGTGTGTCAATCCAGGCAGTAATACAGGCGCTTATGGAAATGGTGGTTCTCACAATCACCCAGTATCATATACTGCAAACGGTCCATTCAGTACTTCTCTTGACATGAGAGTTCAGTATTGTGATGTTATTTTATGTTCATTTAGTGGATAATAAATATAAACACGAGAGGATCTTAAGATGGCTATACTAACTAGTAGTGGTATTCAATTTAGTGCTGGAAATGTACTGAATAGTAAGTATGGTATCATACCACAATCC